CAATATTCAACAACAACAACAGATGCTGATCCTGGAGCAGGAAAATTTAGATTAAACAATGCAACAATATCTAGTGCAACTGAAATGTACATAGATGATTTAGAATTTAATGGTACAGATGTTTCAGCATGGGTACAAAGCTGGGATGATGTTACAGGTAACGACACCAACAGAGGTCGAATAAGAATTTCAAAAGCCAACACACTAGATACTTGGATGGTATTTAAAGTAACTGGTGCAATTACAGATGCAAGTGGTTATTCAAAAATAAGTTTAGTTTACATTGATACTGCTGGTACATTTGCTGATGATGATAAAGTATTTATTTCATTTGTAGCAAGTGGAGAAGATGGTGCAATACCAGGATATTTCTATAAGTTTGACACAGGTACATCTGATGCAGACCCTGGTGCTGGAGAGATAGCATTTAATAATGGAACATACGCTTCAGCTACAGAAATTTATATTGATGATGCTGATGCTAATGGTGTTACAGTTTCAACAGATGTTTTAACGTGGGATGATAGTACCTCTACGATTAGAGGTAGCTTAATGATCTATGACATTAACGATAGATCGACTTATGCTAGGTTTAATATAACTGGTGCTTCTACAGATGCTTCAGGATATGTCAAACTAACAGTTACCCACGTAGCAAGTAATAATACATTTAGTGCTGCTGACGAACTATCAGTGCATTTTTCAAGGTCTGGTAATAAAGGAGACACAGGATCAACTGGTTCTACAGGATCAACTGGTTCTACAGGTGCAACAGGAGCTTCAGGTACAAACTCACAACTTTCAATGACATTTAACAGCTCAACTTCTGATGCTGATCCAGGTGCAGGTAAAATAGCTTTTAACAATGGTACACTATCAAATGTTTCAATTTTATATGTAGATGATGCTGATGATGCAAGTGCAGACATCTCTTCATTTGTACAATCCTGGGATGACGTATCTAACGCAGCAGCAAGAGGAATTGTAACTGTAACTAAAGAAGGTACACCATCTACTTATGCAACATTTAAAGTAAATGGTGCTGTTACTGATGCAAGTGGATATACTAAAGTTCCAGTAACTCATGTAGTAAGTGCAGGATCATTTTCTAATACAGATGGTGTTGGAGTACATTTTAGTTATTCTGGTGCAGATGGTTCTGGTGATGTTTCTACAGATGGAGTTCAAACTTTAACAAACAAAACTTTAACTTTACCAAAAATAAATGAAGATGTTACAACAACTTCTACTTCAACAGAGTTAAATAAACTAGATGCACTAAGTAGAGGAAGTATTATTTATGGTAACTCTAGTGCAGCTACAGCAATTTTAACTAAAGGTAGTGCGGACACAGTATTAACATCAGATGGAACAGATATAAGTTGGCAAGCTGCTTCTACTGGTAGAACAGGCACAGTTGACTGGCAAACAGGATCAATTAAAACAAGTACATTTACAGCAGCTAATGGTGAAGGTTATTTTGCAAATACATCAGGTGGTGCATTCACTATGAATTTACCAGCAGGTTCTGCTGGAGCAATCGTATCGGTTGTAGATTACACAAATACTTTTCAAACAAATAATTTAACAATTACACCAAATGGATCAGAAAAAATTGGAGGAATAGCAACTTCTGCAGTTTTAAGCACCGAAGGACAATCAGTAACTTTAGTTTATATAGATGGAACTGAAGGTTGGAAGAACGTTCAAGATTCAACTTCAAATGTTACAGGAAATCCATTTATAGTAGCAACAGGAGGTACAATTACTACTTGTGGAAATTTTAAAATTCATACTTTTACTGGTGATTCAACTTTTACAGTTTCATCAACAGCTTCATGTTCAGCTAATAATGCTGTGGCATACATGGTAGTAGCTGGTGGAGGTGGTGGTGGAGGTGACGCTGGTGGTGGTGGAGGAGCAGGAGGATTTAGAGAAGGAACAACTGCACCAGTAGTTCCCTACACAGCTTCTCCTTTAGTAGCTCCAGCAGGAATAACAGTTACAGCACAAGGATATCCAATTGCAGTGGGTGGAGGTGGACCAGCAGGTGCAGGTCAAGGACCTGAATCTCCAAATGCACCACAAGGTTCAAAAGGAACACCTGGTGATGTTTCAACATTTTCATCAATAACATCAGCAGGTGGAGGAGGTGGAGCAAAAGAACCTAGTTCACCAAGTCCAGGACCAAATGACGGACAAGGATTACCAGGAGGTTCAGGTGGTGGTGGTAGTTACACTTCATCAGGAAAACCTTTAGCAGGAAAAGCAGGAACAGGTAACACACCTCCAGTTAGTCCAGCACAAGGTACAGATGGTGGTCAAGGTCCAATAGGTACAGGATCGCCTTCTAACTCATCAAGTGGTGGTGGTGGAGCAACTGCTGCTGGTACAGGCACAAATCCACCTGGAGCTGGTGGTGCAGGTGGTGCAGGTGCAACAACACATATTTCAGGTTCTCCAGTAGCTTATGCTGGTGGAGGTGGAGGTGCAGGAGGTTCTGCTGGACCAGGAGGAGCAGGTGGAACAGGTGGTGGTGGAGCAGGTGGAAATACAGGTAATCCAGGTAATGCAGGTACAACTAATAGAGGTGGTGGTGGCGGTGGAGGTTTTCCAGACCCACAATCAGGTGGTGCTGGAGGATCAGGTATAGTAATATTAAGATATAGATTTCAATAGTTGAAATAAATTAACAAATAACATATAAGGATAAACATTGTGGCACATTACGCAAAATTAGGTATTAATAGTAAAGTTATCTCAGTTCACGTTGTTAATAATGATGACTGCTTAAATGCTGATGGTATTGAAGATGAAGAAGTAGGTAGACAATTCTTAGAAAGAATACATAACTATCCTATTTGGGTTAAAACATCTTACAATACATTAAATGGAAAACATAAAAATGGTGGTACACCTTTAAGAGGTAACTACGCAGGTATAGGTATGATTTATGATGAAGATAATGATCTTTTCATTTCTAAAAAACCTCATGCTAGTTGGACTTTAAATGTTGCAGAAGCAAGATGGCAATCACCAATAGGTGATCCTCCAGAATTATCAGAAGAGGAACAATTAACTCATATATATGACTGGGATGAGTCTAATGGAAGTTGGAATAAAAATAAAGTAGAAAAATAATTTATGCAGAAGGTGGTACTGTCTGAAATTAATTTAATACATAGTTCTGTTGATCTTCCTAAAGGTTTTGAAATTAAAAGAGATAAAATTAAAAACGATATTATTAAATCTTTTATAGATAAAAAACGAATCAACACAAATCCAAAATCATATTCATACAAAGATTATAAAGTAACTTTTTCACAACCTTTACAATGGTTAAAAGATTATATTAGAGATAATATTAGAGTAGAGTATGGATTTACTTTAGTTGATAAATCACAACATGGTAATGTTTTTAATCCTAAAGAACAATCTTATTTAAGACATGAAATAGACCCTGTAGATTTAATAAACTCACCTGATTACACATTAATTTATGCTTTAGATTGTGAAAAAAATTCTTGTGAACTTGTTATTGAGTATGATGATAATAGAAGAAAAAATAGAACTTGGCATTTACCTGTGTATAACAATCACTTCTATATGTTTCCTGCCACACAGAAATACTTTATAACTAAGAATAACTCTAAACAACTAAATGTTCTATTGACTATTAATTATGAATATATCTAATTACTATTGGTATTTTCAATCTGCTATACCACCAAGAATTTGCGACATGATTGTTAAATATGGTCAAGCAGAAAAGAACAGAGAGATTATGGCTATTACAGGTGGTTATGGTAGAGATAGAGATTTAAATAAAAATCCTCTTAATAAAGATGAAATAAAAAATTTACAAAAGAAAAGAGATTCTAATATTGTTTGGATGAATGATAAATGGATATATAAAGAAATACATCCTTATGTTCATATGGCAAATAAAAATGCAGGTTGGAATTTTAATTGGGATTGGTCAGAGCCTTGTCAGTTTACTATATATAAAAAAGGACAATACTATGATTGGCATTGTGATGGTTGGGATGAACCTTATCAGGTAGAAGGACCAACTAAAGGAAAGATAAGAAAATTATCTGTAACAGTTAGTTTGACAGACCCAAAAGAATACAAAGGTGGAGAGCTAGAGTTTGATTTTAGAAACTTAGACCCTGATAAAAAACCAAATATCAGAGTTTGTACTGAAATATTACCTCAAGGTTCTTTAGTGGTATTTCCTAGCTTTGTATGGCACAGAGTTAAACCAGTAACTAAAGGAGAGAGGAATAGTCTAGTGATATGGAATCTAGGTTATCCATTTAAATAATATGAATGATATAAAACAAGGCGGAAGTAGTAAACCTAAAGGTCATGTAGATTTTAAATTTTCACTTTATTTTCAAACACCAATATGGATTGCAGAAGTACCTATGTTTCTTAAAAACGCAACTAAAGTAACAGATAAATATATTA